GTGAAACTCCTCGGAGTCGATCAAGGAATAAAGGCGGATAATCCGCTACCTAAAAAAATAAAGTGCGGTACCCTCCGCGCATCAATTAGGTCAATGTACACTCAAGAGCTTACTCTTGCTCAAGAGCTGTCCATCAAAAGCTCGGCGAAGGCCGAGGCGAAACCATGTTTGAATTGCGAAGGCCTGCATTCAGACGAATTGGAAGACTGGAAAAGGGAAAGGCTACGACCGGTGCACGTCGATGAAGATCACCTGAGACGCTATGCACAGATGTTCGCTATGAACATTCCGCGCGGTTGGAACACCAGAAGGTCCGTTTACGTTCCGAACGGACACGCGACAAGTCACTCAGAGAGGTGTGAGGGGGGCAATTGGGCAGATACTAGGCTCGATGACGAGGTTAAGGTTTTACGTATCAATACCTCAGGCAAGGTGCGGACGATCACTCTGTTTTCAGGTGGTCTGGTCCAGGTCTTGACCCCCCTCCACGATTCCCTCTATGGGCACTTAAAGAGAAGGAACTGGCTATTAGTGGGTAGCCCGACCCGTGAACGCCTCGAATACCTCCAGGAGGGCTGTGCCGGCAGCGAATGGTTATCATTCGACTATCAGTCCGCCACCGACAATATTAAGGCTGCCTATGTCCGTGAGGCAGTCGAGGTATTAATAAACAAAGGAGAGGGGCTCAGTGTTGAAGAAGTCAACGCTCTTCGATTCCTCGCGAGTTTTCGCTTGGATGCCGCTTCAGAAGAATGCGTCCAGAGATGCCAGCCTATGGGGGCTCCTATGAGTTTCCCGCTGTTGTGTCTCGTAAATAAGACAGTAGTAGACATGGCCCTCCAGACCCTCCAGGCCGCGGGTGAAATTCCCGCAAAAGAGTATACCGCGCACCGTTGTTTAATTAACGGCGACGACCTGCTTACTCGATCGACCAGTGGTGGATGCTTGGTTGAAGCCATCCGTCGTGAGGGCGAATTCGTTGGACTGGTGGTTAACACTGAGAAAACGATGAGGGACCCATCGGTGGCGGAGATCAACTCCACGGCCTTCGTCCACTGTGTCGAACAAAAGAAAACAAATGTGTCATCTCTATGGATGAGCCGCGAAGTAACGGATGTGCTCGGCTTTGCAGACGAGGCCTCCCGGACCAGGCGCGGGTTCCTGGCGATTTGCGCGAATAACGTGTCGAGACTGGCTCGACAGAAAATAAAAACTTGCGTCGCTCTTCCCTACCCGTTGAAGGTTGCGGTGTTAGGTTCTCCGAAGTTGAAGCGGGCTCTAGCGGCCACGCCTGTTGGTAGAGTACCTGAGGACACCAATCTCTTTCCAGTCGTTCCCCGGCCTGCGGGGTTCGACCTTTGTCGCGAGGAAATTGATTGTGCTATCAAGGATAGGGTGGAAGAAATACGAACGCGG